GTCCGAAGCCCATAACATCAGGATGTCCGAACGCAAGTTCGCCAAGGTACAGGATATTCTGTCTAATGAGGATAAGATCATCAAGGAAAACGAAAAGAATCTTGCCAAGGCGAAAGAAGAGGCGGCAGTCACAAAGCTGATCCTGACGACGGGTATTCGTCCGGGCGATGATTACAAAGATCCGAAGGCCAAGGTAGAAGCATTCGGGGCGACCACTCTCGAAGGCCGCCATGTTGTTATTGGGTCGGATGGGAAAGTCCATCTGAAGTTTATTGGTAAGAAGGGGGTCTCCTTGGACATCCCCGTTGAAGATCGGATGACGGCTACCATTCTGATGAATAGGGCGAAGAAGGTGGGGGCCAAAGGAAAGATATTCGATACCGATGCCGTCAAACTTCGTGAGTATGTGGGGTCACTAAATAACAACAAGGGCTACTATCCAAAGGATTTCCGGACTGCTCTGGGAACGAAAATGGCGATGCAGGTCGTGTCCCGGGTCCCCAAACCAAAGAACGAGAAAGAATATAAGAAAGCCATTAAAGTAGTGGCAACAGAGGTCGCCAAGAAACTGGGGAATACACCTACGGTGGCATTGAATTCATACATTGACCCGAAAGTATTTACGACATGGAGATAGACAGATGAAAGAATTACCACGAATCCATTTTGGCGTCATCAGTGATGAGGATCCCTTGGATTACAAACTTACTCCGGAAGAGCAAGCCGCATTGGAAGAGGATTCCATCAACGATGATCTGCCTGCTTCCGAATACGTGAAAAAGATTCTGGGATTCGACCCAGAGGAGTTGTTTTCAGAAGAGGAAGAAAAGAGAGAAGAGAAGATTCTCTATCAATCAGAAGAGAAAGGAATTCCCTATCATGGAAAACCACCTCTTGACAGATGAGGAAAAATCGGCATTGTGCATGAAGTGTCAGGCCTGCTGTAAGTATATTCCGATCACCTTACCAGTGACTCCTGGCAATGATCAATATGAACGCCTGATTGAATATTTCCAGAAACGGGGATGTGAAGTGGCTAAGAGAGGGGATTACACCTTTGTCAGGATTCCGTCTAAGTGTGTTCATTTAGGACCAGAGGGTTGCAGGATTTATGAAGAGCGACCCGAAATGTGTCGGTTGATTCAGGGGGATACGGACCCGGGGTTCGTGGATATTTGTTTGTGGAGATTCGAAGAAATGAAGAGGAACAGAAAGGAGAAGAACTGATATGTTAATGGAGCCTAAGTGTTACAGTCGTCATTGCAAACATTATCTGGGGATAATTCAGCCAGAGGGGATGGAGTCTTCGGAACGGAATATTTGCGAGGCATTCCCGGATGGGATTCCCGATGAGATTGCCTACGGGGATGACCCACACGATAAGGTTTGGCCTGAGCAGGATGCCGATGTGATTTATGGGAAAGGGCCTTTCCCGTGGGAAAAGGGTAAAGGGGATTCCATCTAACACTTAAACCGGGACAAAGAGGGTGGGATGCACACACTTCAAGACTTTATATGGGCGAAAGAAAAGATGACGGGGAAAAGTTTGCTTGATGATACCACCCTCAAAGCTTCTAAGCTCGAAGAGGATTTCATCAAACAAACAGAGAAGTATGAAAAAGAATTCACCAAGACGATGCAGGCCTATTTTCGGGATCAGGAAGCAGAAGTTTTATCCATGATCGGTAAGGCTTTCGATGATCTGGAAACCAAAGGTGGTGCGGGTTCAGGTAACTTCGGACATCAGGGTCGACCGGGACAAGTAGGGGGATCGTCGTCTGGCTCTTCCCCTTCTGGAGAGAAACCCGAGACCGGGAATAGGCAAGATAGCGAACCTACTGGGTCATCCACAGGGGCTTCGCCTTCCCGGAAATTCGGATTCATAACCGTACGGCCTCATAACAAGATTAATAAAACTCCGGGTCCATTTATCCATAAAGCATCTCCCAACGCCCTTGCAGATAGATTCGATTTTTCCGGATGGGAATATAAAAATGGCAGATGGAATAAGCGTCTCAAAAAAGAAGGCGGCCTGTTTATCAAGAAGGTTTTTGATCGAGAAGGGAAGAGGGTCTGGAAAGACCTATCCTATAAGATCCCCAATGCAGAGGTGGTCATGGGGGCTTTTGATGTCGAGAATCCTCGTGTGCAAGAATTTCTTGATGACTATTCGTTCAGGTTCGCCGAGCAGATTAACACTACCACTGTCAATGCCGTGCGATCGGCTATTAGTCAAGGCATGTCAGAAGGATTGGGCATGACTGATATTTCGAATCTGGTGCAAGAGTATTTCGATGGCTGCACCAAGTATCGGGCAATGTTAATTGCAAGAACGGAAACCATTCGTGCGAGTAATGCCGGGGCGGCCCTGGCCTATGAACAATCTGGGGTAGTGCAGGGGATGCAGTGGTTGGCGACGGAAGATGACAGGACTTGTCCTCTGTGTAATGCGATGAATGGTCGTTATGTAGCCAATGGAGAGAAGTATTTTGAATTGGGGGATCGATTGACCGTTGATACCGATGAGGGTAGAAGGACGATGGTTTTTGATTATGAACCTGTTCGCTATCCCCCGCTTCATGTCAATTGCCGATGCACGGTAGTCCCCGTTGTCATAGAAAAATATCGGCTGCCTAAACCAAAGAAAGTTGGTCTTGCTTCTATTATTAAAGGAAGACCCATAAATAGTGACGATTGAAATTTATTTTCAATTGTTGTAAAAAAAATACAAAAAAATAAATTTAACAGAGGTTGTTTTTACTTATTCTTATAGAGGGGAGAATTAAACAATTATGGAGGATATCAAAATGAAGTATCCAGTAATTTTCAAGGAAGCGGCATTGGCGGACGTTTGTTTCAAGGATGCGTCGGTATCAGAAGCAAACGATGTTGAACAGTCGATCGTTGGATGGGGGAGTAAGCCTACCGTTGATCGGGACAAAGAGTTGATCGAAGCCAATGCGTGGCAACTTGATAATTTCCGTAAGAATCCGGTTCTCCTTTTGTGTCATAAGTACGATGCCCCTCCTGTGGGCAAGGTGCTCTGGGTCAAATCGGATACCAATGGATTGAAGTTCAAGGCCCGGTTCGCCAATACCGAAAGAGGCAAAGAAATTTATCAGTTGTATAAAGATGGAATCATGAATGCCTTTTCTGTCGGATTCAAACCACTCCCCGGTGGGGTTATCGATGCGCCTAAAGACGTGAAATACAAAGGGTGCAAACGGGTTTTCACAGGAGTTGAATTGATGGAGATTTCCTGCGTCCCCGTTCCCGCCAATAGCGATGCACTTGTCGAATATGTCAAATCCGGGAAAATTCAGACCAAAGAACTGAACGAGGAATTGGAACTGATCATCGATATCGTTACTGATGTAGAAACCAAGACAGATAGTGAAGATGTAGACGGGACAAAGGGAGCGGACGAGATTGTCGAATCGGAAATGATCGAACAGGATGCTGATGGAGACAGACTGGAAGAGAAAGCCGATTTACAGGATGGAGTGGTGACCCAGCCGGACAATCTTTCCCTCCCTGATTTTCTGAAAAAGGAATTTCCGGATCGGGAGTTCCCATTCACTTCTGCCGAAGAGTTCATCGAATTTGTGGACAAGGCTGCAGAGACTGCATCTACCGAAAAAACCGCCGATTCCGATGGCAACCCATCCATGTATGATCTGGTCAGTGCTATTTCTGCGGTATTGAATCCGACAAATAAAAACAACTATGGGCCCGAGATCCCGGTAGATCCAAGTTACTCCTACAAGAGTGTCGTTGATGTTTATCCATTCCGATTTCCCAGCGGGAGAGTGGTGTATTCGACATACGACTCGGAAACCAGACAGTACAAATATTATCAGGTTGACTACCTATATGATATGGGGTCCCGCACCGTGACGATTCCATATGTCCCGCAGGAAGTCCTGTCATCATGGGTATTGGAACAGTATGGCCAGAAGATGGTGGATGATGTCGAAGAGGATATCGAGATCAAGTCCGGGAGAATGATTTCGGCCAAGAATCGAGTGATTCTCCAGAGTGCCATCGATATTATCAGCGGTCTGATTAAGGACGACGAACCAGAAGAAGGAGACGATGAGGATGAAGAAGGGAAAAGCGCCGACGCCGGTGAAAACAGTGACGAAGAAATCGAAGAAAAAGAGCAGGGGGAAATAATTATTCTGGAGGATAGCCCAGAAGATTTCATCGAATTCAAAGAGGATTCCAACCAAGAGGATCAAATTGAATTCGACGAAAACATGCTGGCGGAAGTGATCGCCGGGACGATTATGAAGACTGCTCCGAAAATAGACGTCAAAGGCGTCGTGATGGAAACGGTTGCCAAGCTGAGAGGCAAAGCGACTTTGTAGTTGTAGGGCCCAGAAAAATATCAGGCAAATGGCTGGCGATATTCAAAGGGGAAAATCAAATCAAAATAAATTTGGAGGAATATCAAAATGCAGATGACCAAAGAACAGCTCGAAGCCTTGATCGCCAGCCAGGTGAAAAGTCAGGTTGAGGCTATGGGTACCACGGTGACGGAAGGGATTGCAGAACAGATCGAAGCCGTCGTAAAGTCCATTATTAACGAGAAGCCCGATGTCCGCAAGATGTTGGTGGACGATGGAACCGGAGAAATTCAGAAAACGGCGGATCCGAAAGCCGGCTTCATTAATTTTTCCGATTTCGCATTGGCCGTCAAGCAGGCAGAGGTGTCCAAGGGCCGCACGTACGACAAGCGCCTTGACAATCTGACCAGCAAAGCGGCAGGTACCAGCATCAACGAGTCCGACGCGGAGTATGGTGGATTCCTGATCCCCGAAGAGTTCCGGAATCAGTTGCTCGAATTTGCCGTTCAGAAGAGCAATATTCTGAATATGGCGCAGAATATCCCCATGGCGACGAACGCCCTGAATATCCCCTACG